AGCGAAGAAAGAACCTCAATTTTAGCAAACGGTTTATGGAAATTTTTAGATAAAGACGCTCTCTATGTTGAAGTTCCTCATCACATAGCGGTTTCCTACAATCCCTCCGGAGGAAGAATGAATATTTTTTATGATGGTAACTTAGTAAAAACAGGAGTTCACTCAACGGGGGGAGATTTTTCTTTGGCTGAATCGGACATTAATATTGGACAACAATCCGATGCCTCCACTCAATCTCTAAAGAGAAGAAGTCAGTTTATGGGAGAGATGCATGAAATGGTTTTTATTAGTAGATATAAAAAAGGAGTCGCTTCAACAAATACATTTACCCCGTTCTATGGTGATGTTTTACTATACTTTGATTTTGAGGAGGCGAACTTAAGTGGCTGATGAACTTTATGTGCTTAATGAGGGAGAAACCCTTCCAACAAATTTTGCTACCGCCCTAACAACAGGGACATTTAATACCGCCACTTCTACTAACCCCTTTGTAGTAACGACAAACGGTAGTCATTCTACTAGTGAAAACTTTAACTACTACGAAGTCTACGATGGAGAGGTTTCTTCCTTTGGAGGAACAACCGCCGCAATTAACACCACTTCAACAACAAACGCCCAAGAAACCCCCGGTTATCGGATTCAATTAGATACGGGAAATGTCAACGGATTTATCATTGATGCTAACTATCATTATTTTGTGTTAGTCTATTCGGATAGTATCTACAAGCACCACTTTGCTAAATATACCGAGCAAACCAAATACGATGGAACGGTGTATAATATTGACTTCACTCCCCGTCTAAAAGAAAACATTCCCGTGGGAACACAGGTTAAAATTTTTAAGGGACCGTTGGTTAGTAGTAGTATTGTAGCGGCTGGTTATGGGTTGATTAATGACACCGACACTTCGGAAGAAAGGCACGATAAATTCGTAGGACTTAGCAGACCTACTTTCTATTTCCTATCGGGTGATAAACTTGAACCCAACCACAAATACTCAATCGTTAAGCGACTATATGAACCAACGGGACCAAATACAGTCAACAGTTACTCTTTCTTTAAAACCGCTCCTCTAACCAGCGATTATATTTTAGACAAAAGTTTTTACACTCAAAATGCAACTATTGTAGATAACAACAAAAATCTAGATAATCAGTCCACCCCACAACTTAGAAACCCCGAAACTGGAACTGGTGCTACATATACATTTGACCCGGAAACATGGGAAGATTCCTCAAGGAATATTTACTACTCGGATAGTGGACACACCACCTATCTAGGTTTTATTGACTCTCCGGTTAGAAATCAACTTATCCCTAGCGCAATTAACATCAAAACAAACAAAACTTTGACTAACAGAGGTAATTATTTTGAAGCGAAGTTTTCCGATGTAAGTAAATTTTTAGATAAAAAGGTTAGAACCAATGAAAGGGTGCAAGTGAAGGAAGGCATTAAAAGACAAAATATTACTTATACACCCAATGCAGTTTTACCCGGAATTTTTAATAACCATTCTATCTCTTCATATATAACTGTTAGTGGATTAGCAGAAAATCAAGACTTAAGAAAACTTTTATTTAAGGCCACAAATCCCGGTTCAGCATTCGGTAATTATGAACCTATTTATATTAGTCCCTATTATTATACTATTGCGGGGATAAGTCCTCCAACAGATGGTGAACAGGGTATTGCTGTATCGGATAGAAGAGAAATCAGTAGTGCTACATTTGAGGGTTCTAACACGGTTGCTTCAATAACAGACGCAACTGCTTTTAGAAAGGAGTGGTCGCCTGTTGTAAATAACTTTATTACCACGCATAGTATTGATATTGAGCAAGTTAGCGAATCTGTTATAAGTAATATTACGAATGGTTCTAAAACAATTACTGTTTCTTCTACTAATTTAGAAGTAGGGTATGAGGTGGTAGGAACTGGTATTACAACAGGGACTACGATTATAGAAATACCCAATTTAACTTCGGTGGTTGTTTCTAACCCCGCTACCACTACATCAACTATTACACTTACTTATAGGGCAAACAAGCGAAATGGTATTATAGTAAGTGATTTAGAAGCAGATATTAATGACCTAGAATATAGAATTGACGGGACAAACTATGGTTTTTCAATAAATGTAAAAAGGGGGGACCTTCATAACGGATATGTAGAATTTGAAAATGCGCCGACTTCTTCTTACTATGCATCAACGGATATTGTTTCTTCCTTGAAGGGAAAACTAGATGTAAATAAAATTGTTTTTGAAGGTAGGGTAGAAACATTAGAAAAGAAAATTGAAAATAATTTACATTACATTACCTTGTCGGGTAGGGACGACATAGGAAAACTTCTCTCAAAGCCCGTGGATAAAAATTATCTATACTCTAATGAATATGTTTATTCTACAATTTCTCCGTTTTATTTTTCTTATACAGATACAGGCTTAGATATTCAAGACACTAATAATACTTATACCAGTAATATTAGTGTTACGGGAACATTGGGTATGGATATAAAATATGGGGATGTGCTTTATGTCGCAACAACCGCACCGAGTAGGCAAATAATGATTGGTGTTGCTGGAAATGCTTACACTAGTGGAACTTCACCTAGTAATATACAATTACTTAATGACTGTATGATTGATACCAATTCAGATTATTTTGGTAATGGGTATATATCTATCGTGGGGGATATTTATGTTGCTAATAAAAGTTTAATCGCAGGAAAGAGTTTAAATACAGACCTTAGAAACAATAAAACAACTACCCTATATGGTAGTTTAGATAAAGGGTATAGATTATTAGGTAAGGGTAAATTTTTAAATGACGATGGTAGTGGGGAAAAAACTCAAACTATTAATTCCTTTAATGGAACAGGTAATGAAATAAATACCTTACTTACTACTCAGGGTTCTTCTATAAATAAAAAAGACTCACCTATTGGGTTTTCTTTTGAAGAAACTACCATAAATTCACTAGGCGAGCATGAATTTTTATCTAGTCAAACTAATGAAGAAACAGGTTTAATATCTATTGAAATTGGATATGTTTCACCCCTAGTTTTAGGAAGAATGGATGATAACAACAGCGATAACTTTTATGACAATTCTTTGGGGCTGTATTTAATTAATTCAAACGGTTTAGGGGAAGGTGGTTTTATACACCTTTTAGATAATATAAATGTAACGGGGGCCGGGTCGCCTATGCTAAAAGGACCAAATAGTTACAGAAATATTATTATGGATGATAGAGATAGTAGCACAAGGGTTGGGGCTAATTATGTTATGAGATTTGGTTCTCCTATTTTTAGATTCAATAACTTGACAAATTCTTCTTTGAGTTATAGTAGAAAATACCAAACCAAGGTTTTTCAAGATGAAGAAAAGGATTCAACTTTTAATATTTATAGTAATAACCCCAAGAGTTTTAATTTTTACTCTTCTGTATTTAGGATTGAAGGGAAGTCCGTATTAGGGAATAACTATTACTCTGATACAATTAATTCTAATCTTAAAGAACTTCCCTTAGAAAAAACTGGTTATTATCCAGTTTTAGGTAGCATGGGTATTGATATTACAAATTATCCAGATGTGTTTAAAAATAGTAGGTGGCATGTTTGGCCGAATGCTTATTTCTCAAAGGATATTATGGATAATAAAAAATATTTTGAAATAGATGACCCGGCGATTAACACCTCATTTTTATTTGCTATTGGGGATGCCCTGCCTGAATCCAAACTTAGAAGGGATAATATTTTTAATACATCTATTTCTAGAAATGTTGAGAACTATTATCTTTTAGTTAAGTATAAGTCTTTAGAAGATGCTACTACAAAAATAGACCATGAAATGTATAAGGGTAAGTCCGTAACAAAAACTTATAAAGATAGTGATTATGAATATTTACCCATTCAAGGTATTTCTAATAGTAACCCGAAAAGAATGAATATGTTAAGATTAAGAACTATGACGGTTGATAATTTTATGAACGAGGTAGATTTTGAAAATTATCAAACTAAATCATTTCCAGCCGATACTGAATACGGAAAAGTTTATATCCCTGTTTCAATTCCTCATTCGGGTCATTCACCATATCCTTGTAATATTACGGTAGCAACAACCGCTTCTACTACTATCACAGTAGACTCAAACCACGGTATTGATATAACGGTTAATGGTTATAATAGTTTATTATTTACTAGCCCAGCAGACGACTCGGAGGGATATAGTAGGTATTTAGGAAAGGTTTCTTCAACTACCTCTACTGATACTATTACTTTGACCTCTAACTGTGCGGTTGTGGGATATACGGGGGAAATTTTTGCTATACCCGATTACACTTCTCTACCATCACCAACCCCCATTTCTAAATATAAAAATGAAGAAAATTATATTTTTCCCGATACACAAGACACAGACTTTAAAAGTCATAACCCTAATATTCATCTTATTGCAAGAGATGGAACTTCGGCAAGCAAAATCTCATTAAACAACCGACGAGATAGCGGAACAATAGTAGCGAGGGACGCTTCATTGAACAGAGTGATGGTTTTTCGTAATGTTAATATTACTATGACTTCAATTAATCTTGGTTCGCCCCCATCCTCTACTGTTGATACTGCTAGGATTACTATTGATGATTACGGCGGGGTTTCCCCTGATTTGTCCGATATAAGTTCTCATGTTGCACAAGTTACAACATATGTAACTATTTCTGGTTACACGGGGTCGGATTCCGGTAAGAATCAAGAATACAGTATAACTGCCGTTGGTTCTAATTATTTAGATATTAGCACCGTAGCATTAGATGGATTACTCGGTATGGTAGATGATGTTTCTTCGGTTACTTGCAGTTTAACATTTAGCGTAAATAAATATCTTCATGCTACTTTTGCTAATAGAATGTGGCAAGATGGAACGCATAATGCATATGGTAATTTTGGCTCAAGTGTTAATAACAGTATTTTTACTGGAATGGAATGTGTTGTTGTTAGAAACGGTCAACAGGTTACTTCAACAACCGACACTTCTTTACAACCTCTAATGATTATGAAAAGGGAGGGTTTCTTACAAGATAATAATTACGGAACTGCTATTAATGGTAGTAGTATAGATGTAGATGCGTCGGAAGACGCTTTTTTTACACTTGATACTGGTAAATACTTTGGAGATACTACCCCCTATTCAACTGGTGGGGCTAGTCCTTCTAGTGAACTAGAAGGGGATAATGTAGAATTATTGTTTATCCCAATAATACATTTAGCGGCTAGTAATATAAGCACCGAAGTAGGAACGGGTATTGTAGGGGATAGTGATTACGACAGTAAAAAATACTACATAAAAATAGAAGTAGACTATACAGATATGCATAATAACAATAATAATTACACCGGACCGTCCGGGTCTGAACATCGTTGGATTAATTATATCGGTAGTTTGACAGGTAAATATCTTAGAAGAAGCCATTTAACTTCTCCTTCTCTACATTATATTGTTAACCATCATATTTCTAAAAGGGACACCGATACTAAATTTATTCACTACTTAGAAATAGATAATGGGTTTAGTTTTGATGGAACTGAAATCTTTGAGGTTTTAACTGTTTGTTCCAAAACAACCCAAGAAGATAAAAAATTAATTGTCCCCTATGACTACTCTCAAACGAATGTAATTAACCCAATTACAGGCAAATTTTATACAAAGGAAAATCCTAATAGGCATTGGACGGCCACATCTACTGCGGCAGGGACACTCAAGTTTTTTACTACGGGACATGCAAAAGTTCAAGCGATGTATGTTTTCGCAGACTTGGATGGTATGTCTACTACATTAGTTCATAGAAATAATTCCGATTTTAGAGCAAGCGGGTTCTTTGAAATTGGAAACACTTATTCTGTTTGTTTGTCTGATGGGATAAATAAAAAACAATCGTCAATGGAAGTCGGTTTAGATTTAACTTGGTCTGGTGGTGGATTTAGCCCCTATATTTATTTTGACAATATGGGTGAATACTACGGTTCGGTATCTATTGGTGAAACCTTTACAGTAGAAACAATAGGGAAAAATATTAGAGAAATTGAAAGCGTAAAATTAGTTTTACCGTTTGAAATACAAACCGAAGCAGAAGAAATTGCAGACGATATTATTTCCTCTATTGGGTTAACCTATAATAAATCACAAGACTATGGAACCGCAGAACATGATAAATATTACATTGGTTCTAACTTTGATGGACAAGATGCATTCTCAGCAATTAATAGCGTTTTGGATTATAAAGACCTCAAATTAATAGTAGATGGGGAATCATTTAAAATCGTTTCAAATGAAGATAATAAACAATATAGAAATATAAAATTAGCCGAGGATAGTGTAGACTATAATATTACATCGTTTAAAAGAGATATTTCCCTGTATGATAAGTTTAATTCTGTCGTAGTAATAGGGGACAAGGTTAGAGGTATTGCTAAAAATCACTCGGAGATTGAAGCCGATGGTTCCGAAAAAATAAAAGAAATTTATGATTTTTCTATTACAGGACAAACACAGGCAGACGAGAGGGCTAAGAAAGCACTAAAGGCATTTTCTACGCTATCAAACGCAATTCAAATTGAAGTGTCCTCGGACATTCCTCATATTCAGCCGGGACAAATTATTGAGTTAAAGTTTGAGCGTGAAGGTATTTTTAGAGGAGACTATGTAGTTATTGAGGTGACTAAAGAATCCGGCTACCCAACGAAACTTTTATTAGGAGAATACAACAAAGACCTATCAACGACAATAGCGTTGTTGATGGGGGA